GGATGGTTCTAGTGCAACGCAAAGAATGACTTTAAATGCTGGAGAGACTTGGATGTTCGTAGCAACCCTTTCTGCCAGAGACGGCACAGATTCTTGCGTTTTCGAAATAAAAGGCGGGATACATAGAAATGGTGCTACAACAGCTTTGATAGAGACTGTAACTGAGAGCTTGCACAAAAAGACTACAGGAGCTAATACTTGGGCTTTTACTTTAGAGGCAGATGATACAAATGATGCTTTGGTAGCGAAGGTTACAGGTCAGACAAGTAAAACAATCAAGTGGGTAGCCACGGTAGACGTTACTTGTGTTAAATCTTAATCTATTAAAAATTAGCCCATAAAGATTAACATAGTGTAAAAATATAGAAATATTATGAGTTTATTAGACGATAACAACGAAGATTTGAAGAAATCTAAGAATCAGCAGAAAACACAAGCAGAAACCTCAAAAAGAGCGGTTCAGTTACTTGAAGCTCCATCTGGAATATTTCGATCTAATTTGATAAACTGGCAAGTTACGATGACATCTCTTTGGGGAATGGAAGGAACGTTTCCTAGAAAAAGATGGGATGATACAAAGAAGGTTCTTAATAAGATTGGAACAGACGCTTCTGAGCTTTTCGCTAAATCTAATGAGCTTCTGGAGTTTCTGGAGTCGCAAAAAGAAGGAGTTACTTCTAGTAAAGATATTACTGATTACCTAGACCTGATGTTTCCTTACACAGTCCAAGAAGACGGATCTATCACTTTGGACGAAGACGCTAGACCCCTTTCTGCTAAAGAGCTTAGTATGAGAGAGTTCACTGACGGACAGTAATCATCAAGAGCGATCTGAATATTTTCTTTCTAGATCCTCAATAAGATTCCAGATAAGCTTGTCTTTCTCTGTGAGAACCCTTTTTGTTTTTGCATAAAGGCGTTCTTCTTTATGGGGGTGTATGCTTGCTTCGCACATCTCATCATTTTCGATGTAAACCTCCGTCCAAACGTCACCCATTGTAAGTTCTGGAAAGAATTTTTGACGCAAGTAATCACAGGCTACGTGGCGAGCATCTTCTTCTGTCAACGTGATCTGTTCCTCTTTTGTTCTACGAAAAGAAATCATATAAAAATGATACATTACTTTTATCTGGAAGTCAATTAAAAAGTGTAATTTAATATATATGCCTCAGAAATCAACCTCTAGGTCGGGCCTCAACATGAGGCACATAGAACTCACCAAAAAGCAGCATGAATTTTTTAAAATCATGTCAGACTCAAAAACAAAAGTGGTATTCCTTTCGGGTCCAGCGGGTTCTTCTAAATCTTTTCTTTCAATCTATACAGCTTTATCTTTATGGTCGGATGGAGATTGCTCTGACATTCTTTATTTAAGAACTGTCGTAGAATCTGCCGAACGAAGTTTAGGATACCTCAAAGGGGGCGAGGATGAGAAATTCAGTCCTTATCTAGCTCCTTTAGAAGATAAAGTAGATGAGATGCTACAAGCATCAGATAAACAAAGACTTAAAAGAAGTAATGCTTTACTTGGCTCTCCTGTCAACTTTATCAGGGGTCAGGATTGGAAACAGCGCGTTGTAATAGCTGATGAAATGCAGAACGCAACGATGAAAGAATTAATCACGGTTCTTACCAGAATGAATAAAGGGACAAGGCTTTTTATTTGTGGAGACGCTTTTCAAAGCGATATTAAAAATTCTGGCTTTTCTCAGTTATGTAAACTTTTTGATAGCGAAGAATCCAATGAAAACGGCGTTTATCATCTAGCCTTCGACAAAGAAGACATTCAAAGAGATGAGGTTATTACTTTTCTCTTGAGTCAGATAGAAGAAATTATTTAATTGTAATAATCTTTCCAAACATTTATAATTACGTGTAACCAAAATTTTGTAATGATGCACGAATTTTGCGTCCAGTGTGGACATAAAAACTTATTTGAGAGCGTTAAGCCCAAATTCTGCGCTGGATGCGGGCAACCTTTTAACGTAGGCGGTGCTATCGTCTCTAGAGCTAATTCTACTGAAGAAGAGGTTTTAGAAGAATCTGAAAAAACACTTAAATTAAACAAAGACAAATTATCTCAAGGCTGGTCTACTCAAGTAGACAACTCTGGCTTTCCTACCTTTGGATCTATTGCTGGATCTAATGCACCCTCTGTGCGGCATCATCGCCCCAAAGGTTTTAAGGGGAAAGATGTAGTTAAATCTACCATGAAAGAATTTGGTAGAGTAACTAAAAGTAGGGAAATAGGCAAGTGATAACATGCGAGAAAGCTTCGAAGATAAGATCGAAGAGATTGATCAGCTTCTCGACATCAATAGGAGTAAATGGCAATTAGATGCTATTCAATGGTTTGATTACGATGATGTAAAACAGATAATCCGTATTCACATCAATGAGAAATGGGATTTATGGATACAAGAAAGACCCTTTAAACCTTGGTGCAGACAGGTAGTTCAGAATCAAATTAGAAATTTAATAAGGAATCATTATCTTACTTTTTCTAAACCATGTTTGAGATGCAAGCATTATGTTTCTGAAGACGGATGTGCATTTACAAAATCAAAACAACAAGACGATTCATGTCCAGATTATGCTAAGTGGCTGAAAAAGAAGAAAAAAGTTTATGATGTTAAGCTACCTTTGCCATTAGAAGGTAGAGTTATAACAGCTTCGACAGAGTTATATGATCAATTTGATTACGAAAAAAGCGCGGATAAATTACATAATATAGTTCTAAGAAAATTAAACAACGAAAGACACAAAGAGGTCTATACAATGTTGTTTCTTGAAAAGAAATCTGATGAAGAGGTAGCTTCTAAAATGGGTTTCAAACCAGAGAGTGCTAAAAAGAAAAAGCGGTATAAGCAATTAGATAACCTAAAAAAGAGATTTTCTGAATTAGCACGTGAAATACTTAACTCTGAGGATATTATTGAATAATGATTGAGCTAACAGCAGAGCAGAGGGAGGCTATTAGAAACACTTTTAAAGTCACCCAAGACCTAATTCAGATTACCAAAAATGTTTTCAAAAACGAAGACCTTGACGGTAGATCACAAGAGGGTCGTGCGGTTAGAAATTTCCTTGTTTCAGAGGGAATGAAATATAACACCACTAAAAGCACAAGAAAAACTAACGTAGAATTAACAGAAAGTCAAAAGTCTGTTCTAATGTCTAGTCAAGTTTCTTCATCAATGACTCCTCTTGAGATTGCAAGAGTTGTATTTCAAACACCTGACGTTAAATCATTAGATGCTAATCACAGGTCAGTTATTGAATTTTTAGAAAAATTTAGACCAGATGTAATCGACTCAAGTGCTAAAGCCGCAGATGGAAAATGGCACTCCCCGAAGTCTCATTCTATGGCTATCAGAAGGTGCAACAAATGGTGCGGCACAAGTTTGAAAGAAAACCCCGATGAATTACCGGCAAAACAAAGAAAGAATACAGAAAAGCTACTTGAGTATTTAAACATTCATAAATTAATTACTACAGTTAATGCTTATCGAACAGATGCAGACAGGGATTTGTTTGAATCAGAATTTGTAAGAGCGACATGGGATAAACCAGATTTGACCACAGATGAACTCAACCTTTACATGATGATTTGTTCTAATTTTGTAAGGGCCAAGCATATTCAAAACAGAATGGATATATTTACCGATATGCTTGAAAACGAGGAGCTTGAGAGTCAAGATATCAATATGCGCCTTACAGAACATATCAAGGCGACTAATGAAGAGCTAAACGCTTGTGAAAAAAGAATCGAAAGCTTAACTCAAAAACTAAATGGTGATAGGGCCAAAAAACTAGAAAAAAAAGGCGCAAACACTCAAAACATTCTTTCTTTAGTAGAAGCCTTTCAAGACGAAGAGGAAAGACAGAGGCTAGTAATGATGGCAGAACAAAGACTATCGCTTGTTGAACAAGAAGCAGATAGATTAGAATCTTTAGACGAATACAAGGCTCGTATATTTGGAACAAGCAAAGAAGAACTCTTATGAGTGTTACTTGCAAACAATGTGGCGATACATTCAAAACAGTAAGAGGTCTTCATTCCCACGTTAAGGTTCATGGAGGACAAGAGGTATATTACCATACCCATTATCCTAGATTGGATTTACACGATGGATCTCTAATAAAGTTCAAAAACAAAGATAGATACTTCTCTACATTTTTCAATTCTTCAGAAAACAGAGAGGCTTATTATTCTTCTGCGCCAGTTTCAGAATCTCGTAAAGTATATTTAGAAGAATTTTTAGCTCATGCTAAACATAAAAATATAAACTTCATACCTTGCGATAATTATTTTAAATTTACTAATCTCTCTGGTGTTAAGGTTATAAAAAAATTATTTGAATCTTGTGCTTGTTTTGCTGATCAATCTAATTTAAAGCAAATATATACAGAAAAATTGCCTAAAAGTTTTTGGGACACAGACAAAAGGCTAGATGAGATGACGGTCTTTGTAGACAGTAGAGAACAGAAGCCTTTTGAATTTAAAAATAGTATTATCAATAAATTAGATTTTGGAGATTACGTTGCTTCTGGAAACTATTTTAATAAAACTTATGTAGACAGAAAGAGTTTACAAGATTTTAAAGGAACATTTGGAAAAGGCTACCAAAGGTTCAAACAAGAAGCGGAAAGAGCGAAGCAGTTTGAGTCTTATCTTTTTGTAGTTGTTGAAGCTAGCATAAATCAAATAGAACAAGAAAACGAGAGTTCTAGGCATCCTTCTAAAATAAATTATATCTTTCACAACGTAAGAGACTTCCTTCTTTCTTATCCAGAAAGCAGTCAAATTGTATTCTGCGATAATAGAGAAGAAGCGAACAATATAACAAAGCGTATATTATTTAACGGTTCTATTTTATGGGATTGTGATTTTCAATATTTTTTAGATCAAAGACATGGCTTGGAATAAAGGAATTCAAGGTCATCGTATGGAGTATTCTGCGAGGGCTATAAACGAAGAGATATTAGAGAAAAAGGGTTTCATCCAAGAGGGTGAAGCTAAGGTTCTTTTATGTAAATTTTTAAGAAATAATATTTCATTGGCATCAGAGATGATTATTGGGATGAAGCTTTTCCCTTTTCAAGCAATGCTTATCAAAGCCATGATGATTGGCGACTTTTCAATGTTTGTTTTGTCTCGCGGTATGTCTAAAACTTGGTCTGCTGCGATTTACGTCATGCTTCAATTAATATTCAGACAGGGTATAAATATTGGAGTTCTTTCTAGTGGTTTCAGACAAGCCAAATTTATATTACAGAAATGTGAGGACATACTAAAAAAACCTGCCGCTTGTATGGCATCTCCTTTGTTTACTTTACAAAAAGGAACAGATCAATGGACTTTAAATTGTGGAATGAGCAAAGCTATGGCTCTACCTCTAGCAGACGGTTCCCGATTAAGGGGTTTTCGTTTTTCTGTTCTATTATTGGATGAGTTTTTAAATATTCCAAAAAATATCTTTCAAGAAGTTATTCTACCTTTTCTTGGGGTTATCGACAACCCAACAGAGCGAGAAGATTTGGCATCTTTAGAAGATGAATTGATTGCGAATGGTAAAATGAAAGAAGAGGATAGGTATAAATGGGCAAACAACAAATTGATCATGCTTTCTTCTCCTTCTTATACTTTCGAGTATATGTATGAACTTTATTGTCAATACAGAGACGCTATATTGGGTGTTGATATTAGAACTGATGAAAATGAAGAGTTTGATGCAGATGCATACAGGATCATATTTCAGTTGAGTTACGATTGTGCGCCGAAGGCTCTTTACGACAAAAATCAGCTTCAAGTAGCAAAGCAAACTATGTCTGAGGCTGTATTCAATAAAGAATATGGAGGTCAATTTGTATCAGAATCGGATTCATATTTTAAGCTTTCTAAAATGGCAGCTTGCACAGTTCCAGACGGAGATGCGCCTTTTGTTCAGATAGCGGGAAACCCTGATCGCAAATATGTAGTCGCAATTGACCCCTCTTGGTCTGAGGATAGCGGCTCTGATGATTTTGCTATGGAAGTATTCGAATTAGATGAAAACTCTCAGAAGGGCTGTATGGTTCATGCTTATGGTCTTGCTGGCACAGGATTGAAAAAACATATTGAATATTTCCATTATCTAATAACTAATTTTAATGTTCAATGTGTCGTATTGGATTATGCTGGTGGGGTTCAGTTTGTTTCTGCCTGTAACGAGAGTGAACTATTTAAAGATAACAAAATTCATCTTAGTGCAATAGAAACAGAAGGTGAGTTTGATAAGCCTGAGACATACGTTAAAGATTTAAATACTTTCAAAAGAGAATTGGCTCCTAGCCAACATAAGTATTGTATTTTAAGGAAACCATCTTCTAATTGGATTAGACAAGCAAATGAATTGCTTCAAGCGAATATTGACCATAAAAGAATACTATTTGCTGCTCCAGCCCATGATGAAAATTTCAACAAACAAAGGAAGAAAAATATTCCCATTGAAAAATTAAAATGGGATACAAGAGTAAAAAAGCAATCTTCTGGTGCTGCTAAAATTGATTTCTTAGATCATCAGGTTTCTAAAATAGAACAGACAAAACAACAGTGTGCTAATATAGAGGTGGTGACGAATCCTCAAGGATCTCAAACTTTTAGATTACCACCGCACATGTCTCGCCAAACTGGACCGAACAAACCAAGAAAAGATAATTATTCTGCACTTGTATTGGGCAATTGGGCTATTAAAACTTATTTTGACGCAATGAATACAACAGAAGAAGCTAAGACGTTTGATACCTTCACTCCTTTCGGGGCTTGATTACTTTACAGCTTCAGTAGGCCAAGGTTTCCAGCCTATCTTATCTTTAGTATGTTCTCTACCAAAAAAATGATCAGCTTCATGCGATGCTATGTCCGACAAAGATTTGGGATCATTTTGAAACATATCTGTAATACCTACTGATGGAGGTATGATGCCGCCACCCTTTTGGAAGTATCCAAAAGTCTCACCCTTGTAGTGAGGCGACCAACGTGGACCATACCTTCTTGGAAAATAACTAACATTCAATCCTATTCTGTCATCAGACTCTTCAAAGAATGTCTTATATCTGTGAGCGCCCTTTGATTTGTTAAAACCTTCAATAACACCGGCCTTGGCATCTTCTTCCCACTTTGGAACATCTCTGTAGATATTTTTAAAAACTATCTTTTGAACAGATACTGATTCTTCTTTTGTAATTGGGTTCTCTGGAATCTTTTCTCTTGTATCTCCGCAACTAGAAAGAAATAACGCTACAATTGGATATACCACAAATAAAAATCTTGTCATTTAAACTAATTACACGTATATTCAATCGTTTAATGTGTAATTTATTATGATGAGAGTTTCCGATAAACAGTATAAACAGCTTTTGGATATTCAAAAAGCATTGGAATGGGAAAGCGTTAAATTAGACTCATTATTAAAAGAAATGAAAGAACAAGAAGACGAGCAGCCTACTGAGCCTATTGAGGTTCCAGTTGAGTTTACTGGAAAAAAGGTAGCCATATGTGTCGGTCACAGTAGAAGTGGCGATAATGGGGCTATTAATACTGACGGAGTTTCAGAACACACATACAATGGTCAAATCGCTCATAATCTTAGCCAAAAATTATCATTTCACGGTATTAAAAGTAAAGTTTTTGATTATTACGAAGGCAGCGGTTATGGATCAGCTATGTCTTGGATAGGGGATCAGGTTAAAAAGTATGATGCTGACATAGCTATTGAACTACATTTTAATAGTGCTACTCCAAGCGCGGCTGGTTATGAATATCTTTATTGGCACTCAAGTAGCTCTTCGAAAGCTTTAGCAGATTCCTTGCTAAAAGCACAAGAGGAGAAAACCCCACAAATGAAAAACAGGGGTATCAAACCTAAAACTTCTAGCGATAGAGGTTCTGGTTTTCTTTCAAAAACTCATTGTCCTTCTGTTATCACAGAGCCTTATTTCGGTTCAAATAACAAAGAAACTATTTACTACAGGGACAAGAGTATCTTAGAAGATATTTACACCAAAGGTATTGTAAATTACTTCGCTAAATAGAGGTTAACCCAACACCTCTTCAAAGAGTTTCATCATATTCATGTCAATGTTACTTATTTTTGACTTTGGGATGATTTTTTCTGGCATTTTAAAAAACAACTCCGATTTGTAAAGGTCTGTATAGTTACTCATCCATTTTCTTTTTAAGAAACAAAAATGGTAATAATATAAGTATAAGTTAGCCGACTTAGTATAATCTTTTACGCAAATTGGAATATCAAACTTTTTTATAATCTTTATAGAACGCAACTCGCAGTCTCTTTCAACGAGTATAATATCAATAAGCTCGTCCCAAAGCTTTATACCATCGCTGCTTTCTTTTTTTGCGAGCCAGTTCCAAAAGTGGGTTCCATCCGAAGCGTTTTCCCATAAAGTAGCTTTATCTACAGCTTGAGTAAAATGTGCGAATTCATGGACAAAAACCTCCATGAACTTACTGCATTTACCAGCTATGATTATTTCTTTTCCGTCGCAAGACCCGCTGTGTCTCCCTCCATCTGATAGATATTTTACATTTCTAATAATTAATCGTCCGTCATTTTTTATAATGTAGTCTTTTGCATGTTCAAGGAAGGGCTGGAAATCTTTTTTAAAAACAATATCTTTGTGTATTCTAATGTTTTTCATTTATAAGTATTACACAAGGCAAATACCAAGACTGAGAATACTCACTATAATATTTATTATTTTAAATTGTTTTTTCTTTTTACTTTTGATAAAATACAGATAAGAAAGATATAAAAGTCAACAATTTTTTAACTTTGGCGACTTTTTGTGTAAGAATAGACATGGCAAAGCGTCCCTACAAAAAACGTAATCTAGAATACTGGAACAACTTATCACAAGGAAGGCTGCAAAACCCTCCACCTACACAGCCTGTAGAGAACGTAAATACAGATTTTGAACCGTTTACATTTGGAGATCCGCTTTTGAATTTAGAATCAACTGCTAGTGCAAGTAGATTAAGTAATCCAAGTGGAAGAAGAAAAAGCAGAAGCAAAAACCTTGTTGCTACTGGAGGCATAAGAGATAAGTATGCTAACATTGATGAAGGTTTACTACCTTTTCATTATGGTCGTGATTCCGTTGGAGTTTCTGACGCTGTTCTTCTTTGTCAAAAAGCTTACTTTAACATTGCGGTCTTTAGAAGCACCATTGATCTTTTGTCTGAATTTGCAGATGCAGAGCTTCATCTAAAAGGTGGAAACGCATCGAGTCGTAAATTTATTAATTCTTGGTTAAATCTTATTCGTATTCACGATCTAAAAGAACAATTTTTTAGAGAGTATTATCGTTCTGGCAATGTATATCTTTATCAATTGGATGCAAATGTCATGCCCAAAACGATAACTAACTTTGGGCTTACTTCTCATGCCGCCAAAGAGAAGGTTCCAGTAAAATATATTCTTTTAAATCCATCTGACATCAAGGTGGCAGATCAATTGGCTTTTGGCACATTTTCTTATACTAAAACACTCACGCCTTTTGAAATCGCTAGACTCAAGCACAGAGAAGATGATCCAGAAGCTCAGAAGATTTACGATGGACTTTCTGAAAGAGTCAAAAAGCAAATTGAGTCTTACAATGCGGTCAACACTTTCAATCAAGAGATTCTATTAGACTTAGACGTAGAACTTTTTCACCCTGTGTTTTACAAAAAACAGGATTACGAACCATTAGCAGTCCCATTGGGCTTTTCTGTTCTTGATGATCTAAACAAAAAGGCAGAACTTAAAAAGATAGATCAAGCTATGGCTCGCTCTATTGAAAATGTAATTCTTCTCATAACAATGGGGGCAGAACCAGATAAAGGAGGAATCAATCATAAGAACGTGGCTGCAATGCGTGAATTGCTTGAAAGCAATAGCGTCGGTAGAGCCATTGTTTCTGACTACACCACTAAGGGTGAATTCTTACAGCCTGATCTTAAAAAGGTCATGGGCAAAGAAAAATATGAAGTTCTCAACAAAGATATTCAAGAAGGCTTGGGAAACATTCTTCTTGGAGAATCTAAGTATTCTGACACAGAACTAAAAGTTCAAATATTTTTCGATAGACTTGAAGATTCAAGATCAAGATTTCTAAAAGACTTTCTACAGCCTGAGATCAACAAGGTTTGTAGAAAAATGGGTTTTAGAGAAGTTCCAAAAGCTGTCTTTAACAAAAAAGAGACAATCGCAAAAGAAAGTTCTCAAAGACTTATCGCTCGTATGATGGAGCTTGGCGTTCTAACTCCAGAGCAGGGAATGGAAACCATTAACAAAGGTCATTTCCCGAAAGCTGAAGAAATGGAAGCTTCTCAGAAAAAATATCTGAAAGCCAGAGAAAAAGGATATTATGTTCCTATCGTTGGTGGTCAGGCATTGATAAAAGAAGATGTGGGCGAAGATACAGAAGATGTTGAAGCTATTTCAATAAATAAGATTCCTAACGAGAAAAAGAAAACAACAGGCATGAGCCAAAAGAAATCTGCAACTGTGTCTGCTCCTTCTGGTGGTAGGCCAATGGGAACGGTTTCTTATTCTAATTCATCCTTGATGGAAGTGGTAGAAGCAGCCAAAGGGCTTGAATCTGTAGCTAAAGAAATCTACAAAAAAGAACTAGGTATTAAACGTTTCAACAAAGAAAAGAAAAAACTTATAACTGATCTTTGTAGCGCCGTGATTATAAATTCTGATGTTAAAAATTGGGAGCAAGATTTGAAAGAAGTTATTTTAAATAACTCAAAACTTTTAACTTTAAACACTCATCCTAGTGTATTAAGTCTTGCAGCAGAGCATCAACTTGATGACTACGCCGCTGCTCTTCTTTACCATTCCACAAAAATAGATAATGTCAAATAATAAATTTAAATTAACAGGCATCATTCGTGCCATTGATTCTTCTGACTATGATAAAATGGGAGTATCAAAGGCGGCTTTTATGTCTAGGGCTAGTAGCCTTTTTCCTAAAGAAGTAGATGTAAGTGAATCATTTGATCTTCTTCCAGTTGTTTTTAATTTAGGTGTTGTAAATAAGTTTAACGCAAATGGAGATGGTATTGATACTGTTCGTGCCGCTCAAATAATTAAAAAGTTTATACATAAACCTTTAAATGTTGAACATTTCAAGCCCGATATTGTTGGTCACATTGTAAACGCAAGTTTTACAGACAAAGAACCAGATTACTTGGAAAACTCAGTCGAAGATTTTTTAGATAGGGAAGATCCATTCTTTATTTCTGTAGCCGCTGTAATATACAAACATGTATATCCAGATTTGTCTAAGGCGATTATGAAGGCTTCTGATCCAGAAGACCCTTCTTATCAAGCTTACTCTTCTTCTTGGGAAATTGCTTTTTCAAAATACAAAGTATGTGTTGGCAGTCATTTGTTATCTGAATGTGAAGTTTATGAAGAAGGAACTGCTGGATACGAAAAGTATGATAAGGAATTAAGATCAAGCGGTGGAAAAGGCGGTAACAAAAGCGAGCCTGTTAGTAGATTGTTTGATGGAAAGATAATTCCAGTTGGAGCGGCTTTGACCGAAAATCCTGCTGCGGAAGTAAAGGGAGTATATTCCTTAGTAGATTTAGTTAATAAACAAGATCAAGAAAAAACATCTAATAGTAATAAAAAAAGTTCCGAAAACGAAGAAACTCCTGTAAACGATAAAAACGATAATAGTGATATTATGACTGAAGAGCAATTTAACGAATTGAAAAAGCACATCGAAGACCAGATTGGTTCTTTCGATATTAACGAATCAACCGCTTCTACTGTAGGCGAAAAATTTGCCACCGTTCTTGAGAACGCTGCTAAAGATTGGAAATCTTCTAGCGAAGCTGCCAAAGAGAGGGAGGAAGACTACAAGAAGGAGATGGAAGAACTTAAAAAGCAACTTGCTTCTGCAAATGAGTCTCTCATTGCTCTCAAGTCTGACTTGGAAATGCGTAAAGCCGCTGAAAAGTATAATGGACGCATGGAAGCAATGGCAAGCGTGTTCGAACTCAATGAAGAAGTTGAGGCAATCGTAGCCAAGCAAATCAAAGATATTGAAACTGACGAAGATTTCGAATCTTATTTAACCGAAGCAAAAATTCTTTTTGCTGACAAAACAAAGGAAGCCATCGCAGCCGTTGAAGCGGCAGAGAAAGCCGAAAAGAAGAACGACGAAATCGAAGAGTCGAAAGCCTCTGAGGAAGAAGGCGAAGGTGAAGAAGCCGAAGGCGAAGCTGAAGAAGCTGACACAGAAGGTGAAGAGGAAAAAGAAGGTGAAGATGAAATTGAAACCTCCGAAAGTTCCGATTCCTGTGTAACAAACAACAACGGTGACGATTCAACTGAAGAAAATCTTTTCGACAGGCTCAAAAAGGCTGGACTTCAATTTGAAAAAAAATAA